CGATGGATGGTGATCTGCTGGGCAGTGTGCGTGAAGCGGCTGTGAAGTCCGAGCGCGTGGAGGGAGCTGTAACCACGACGTATGCCGTCGCCGACGGCGAAGTGTTCAGACCGTCATACCCGGCGGTGATGGCGTTGCTCGGCGAGCTGGCTGGTGGTCGTGGCTATGCAGTAAACACTTTTGCGGAGCGTGCTTAAGATGCCTGTTAACTACACCCGCATGCGGGCCACCAGCACGCGCCTGCTCACGGAGAACGGCGCGGAGTATCCGGTAAAGCGCAAGGGCACTGTGACGGTCACCGGCGGCGTTGAGTACCGCGAACTGGATAAAACGTTTACCGCCATCGGCGTGCGTACTGATTATAAACCCGGCGAAATTGACGGCACGGTCATCATAAACGGCGACACGCGCATTGTTTTTACCGCTGATACCGAACTGCGCACCGGCGACATGGTGGACGTGGACGGCAAATGGTACCGCATTGAAAAACCCAACCCGGTTAAGCCGGGCAAACTGCTGCTGTGCTACCGCGCGCAACTGAGGGCATAACATGGCAGATAACTTGGCGTTTATGGTGTCCATCAATGCGTTCGTCAGCCAGGCAAAGGAGAGGCAGGAAGAGGTGGTGCGTGTGGTTGGCATCAAAATCCTGGCGCGACTGGTGCAGATGTCGCCCGTCGGTAATCCCGAGCTGTGGGCGGTTAACCAGACGGCGGCGGCATATAACGCTGCCGTCGCTGAGCACAACAGCCTGCTGCGGCAGAACCCTGACAACCTGACTAAAGCAGGACGGCTGCGACCGGGACGCAAAGTTAACGACAGCATGGACCTGAAGGCACCGCCGGGCTATACAGGCGGGCGTTTTCGCGGTAACTGGCAGGTGTCGTTTGACCTGCGGGCCGCGGGCGAGACCGGGCGTATCGACAAGGCCGGGCATGAGACGATTGCCGCCGGCAACCTGATGCTCGAGCAGTTCAAAGTTGGTACCACGGCGGTCTACTTCTGCAATAACGTCCCGTACGCATACCGTCTGGAGATGGGGCATTCCAGCCAGGCGCCCGGCGGCATGGTACGCATCACCGCCGCCGAGTTCCAGCGGTTCTTCAGCGAGGCAGTCAGCGAGGTTAAAAATGATACCGGACATCACAACGGCGCTTGAGGCCATGCTGGGTAGATGGGCGGACGGCGAGGGCGTGCCGGTGGCTTGGGATAACATTCAGTTTGACCCACCAGCCGACGAGCTGTATCTGATCTCCCATGATATGCCCGCACAGCCCTATAGCATCGACCTGGCTGGTGGCTGTCGCGTTTACCCCGGCGTGTATCAGGTCACCGTCGTCGCGCCTGCTGGCGGCGGCAAATCACAGGCCAGAGAGCTAGCCCGCC